CCCGGTTGCCCCCGCCGCTCCAGCAGCAAAGCGGTCAGCGCCCAGACGAGTGCGTCGGCGCGATCGGGCGAGCGGCCGGGGCCTTCGTAGCGGCCGTCGAGCGTAAAGCCGGCCATTTCGTCTTCCAGCGCCGGGAAGGCGCCGACATGCCGCACCTGCCCGCGCTCGTAGAGCACCGACACCGGCTCGGCCCGCGCCACCTTGCCGCGCGAGGCATGGACCAGCCGCACCGGCAGTCCGGCATGGCCGGCGCGCAGCACGCTCTCCACCATCGCGCCGCCATTATTGGCCTCGGCGATCACGCGATCCGCGCCATGCCGCCGTGCGGCCGAGACGACCGCCGCCGCCCAGCCCTCGGGCGCCAGGCCCTGTACGCTGGCATCCTCGATCACATAGCCGATCCCGTCGCGCCCCAGCGCCGCGACCACGATCCCGCAGACATCCGATCCCGCCCCGGCACCTGCCGGCGGATCGACCCCCACGATCACGCGCGCCACCTCGGGCACCTCGCGCACCCGGCCCCGCTCGATCAGCGCGCGGGGCCAGAGCGCCCCCTCGATCTCCCCGATCAGCTCGCCGTCCAGCTCCTGCCGGCCGAGCCGGGTGCCGGCATAGTCGGCGGTGACGGCGGCGATGAAATCCTCCGCGAGATGCGCCCGGTTTTCGATCGTCCGGCCACCCGTTACGATCACGTCCGATCGCTCCAGCAAACGCCGAAGCAATGTCACCGGCCGTGGCGTGGTCGTCGCCACGATCCGGGGCTTGCCACCAAGCCGCAGCCCCAGCGCCAGATTATCCCATGTCGCCATGCCGGAAGGCCACTTGCCGATCTCGTCGCACCAGGCGTGGCTGTGCTGCGGGCCGCGCAGGCTCTCCGGCTCGCCCGCCGAATAGATCCGCGCCTCCGCGCCGCTCTCCCACGTCAGGCGGCGCAGCGACGCCTCCCATTTCGGGCGACGACCCGGCGGCGCGATCGCGAGCAGACCGCTCTCGCCCTCCACCATCACCGCGCGGGCCTCGTCCAGTGTCGCGCCGACCAGCGCGATCCGTGCCGAGCGATTACCCTCGGCGATACCCCGCACCCATTCGGCCCCGGCGCGCGTCTTGCCGAAGCCGCGCCCCGCCATCATCAGCCAGACGCGCCAGTCGCCCGGCGGGAGGTACTGACCGGGATTGGCCCAGAACGACCAGAGGCGCCGAAGCGCCTCGGACTGCTCCTCCCCGTATCGTGCGAGCAGCTTCTCGCGCTCTGCGCGCGGCACCCGCGCGAGCGTCTCGGCGGTGAGCATCAGCCCTCGCCGCCCAGCCGCTTGTTCATTTCGGAAAGCTTGGCGGCGAGCCAGTCCCTTGCGCTCTCGCCGTCGACGACCGGCCGCTGCGCCCGCGCCGCCGTCACCGTCGAACGATGCGCCGAAAGCAGCGCCATGCCGAGCCGATCGGAGAATTGCTCCTTCACCTCGCCGTCGGTCGTCTTGGTCGTCCGCGTGACGACTCCGCCCAGCGCGCGCTCCAGCAGTGCCAGCTCCAGCCGGGTGTAGCCCTCGCACAATGCCTCGTCCCAGGCGGTGCGAAACTCGGCGGAGCGGCGACGCTCGCGATAGGCGCTGCCCGGCGCCATGCCGGCCGCCCGCTCGGACGCGGCGACGTTGGAACAATCGGCCAGCGTCTCGAGGAAGAGCCGGCGTCGCTCCTCGTTCCATTGCGGCGGGCGCTTCTTCGCCCGCACCGGCTTGCGCTTGGTGATCGCCAT